CGTGGTTTTCTCTGCCCACGCCTTCCACATCGCAATAATTTTCTTCTCGGCTGCTCGGCTTACATTTTCTGGCGTTGGCCTGATGCCTGCACCAACCACGTTGTTGTGGATGGCCTGCACCGCTCGACGGGCATAAACGTTGTTCCGAACCTGCTCACGGCTGCGGTTTCGCAAGGTAGCAAGCTGCGGACCTATCTCACGATTGGCGTCCGCTCCCGTAGCTTTCCAACTTTCGGTTCTGCGAGTGCGCCCCGCTGCATCGTATGAACGCAAGGTGTCCATGGCCGTGCGGTAGGCAGCACGCTTCATGCCTGCCTTGGGATTGAACCACGCAATGAACTGGTCCAAGGAATTCATTTTCGGTTTCATAGTCCTTTGGAGTGTTTGGCATACAACCTCACCGGCTTGGCCAAACCAAGCTCACGCATCATGAGGTCACGGAGTTGGAGCATGTCGGACAAATCCCGATACTCCACCTCCTTGTCAGCGTATTTAACTTTCTTTGCGCCCTGCGCTATCGCTGAATTCAGCGAATTCAAATCGTTTAGTGTCCAAGCCATTCGGCAGTATTTAGGCCTTCCGCAAACTTAGTGATTAGAATCCACATTACCAAAAACTAGAACCACGCTCCCTGCGCTTCGGCTTCGCTGGTGCCACCACATCAACCTTGCGAGGTGCCACGTTCTGCCAGAACACTTCCGCATCCTCGTACCTGTCGATGCCTACAACAGCAGCAGCAGCACGAGCGTACACCCTGCAATCCAAAGGTTCGTTCCGGTCGAACTTCTTCACCCATGAGTATTTTCGGAAGCCCTTGGTGTCTATCTTCACCTCGAGTTGTTCAGCAGTAAGCCCCTTGAAATACGTGGTGTCATACTCAGGAAAATGGCAGTAGCCCGATGGTGCTGTGCCGTCCTCAGCCTTCTCCTGACGAAGCCACCCGTAGAGCTCAGACTTGGCTATGCCTACACCGATGGTCCACACCTTCACCTTCCCAATCTTCTTGCCAAGGGCCGTGTAGTCAACAGCCTTTGGTGGTGTCACCATCACCTGCTGATCGTCCTTACCCTTCACAGGTATAACCCTGTCATTCGCAAAACGTCTGCAAAATTCATAAACGTGCTGCGTATTATAACCCGTATCGATGGCCATCATGCGAAGCTGCATTTCTACGCCATCTTCCCGCACCCATGCTTCGGACATGCACTCGGCCAACTTGTCCCAAACATCACGGCTTGCGGTGTCACCCTGCAACACCCTGTACTCAACAGAATAGCTGCGCTTCTTCCGGCACCATCCGACCACTTCCATTTCGAGGCGGTCCTTCTGAACGTCCACTCCTGCCGTCAAGAACGACACATCCACCGGAGGTCTACCGATTCGGTACTGCTCACGCCTGTTGAACAGGTTCTCCCATGGTGGGGCTTCGCCTTCCTCCTTCCACGTTTCGCCCAGAACCGTGTTGATGAAGGTCTTCTGCTTGCTGACCTCCTTCTCTGCGTCCTCCCAATCCTTGGCTGCGTTAGCCCATGAATACCACCCGTATGGGGAGTAAAGGGAGTTGATGTGGTAGCCAACCTTTAAGCCATTGCCACCCTCTGGGTTAGTGGCTCTCCACTCACCTCGTGCCAGCATCCAACCCTTGAACCGTTCCTCAATGAGCGAACCGCATTCCTCACACGCATACGCTGCTGTGTCAGGGCTTCCTGCATCCCATTTCAGATTCTCAAACTGAAGATACTGCATGTGTTCGCAGTCAGGACACGGAAGGTAAAACCTACGTTGGTCCGTCTGCTTCCACTCGGCATCGATAGCCGAACGGCCTTCAATGGTCGGGGTGGAAACGATGAAGATTTTTCGCCTAGCGAACGTCCTTGTACGGGCACGAGCTAGGTCAATCGGGCTACCTTCGCCATCGAGGTCAATGGGGTAGCCATCAACTTCATCTAGAAACAGCTTAGCCACCGGCATCGAGCGAAGCCCAACGGCTGAGTTCGCACCCGTCAACACCACCGTGCCACCAGGGAAATCCTTCTGCATGGTCGTGTTCCCGCTATCTCTCGAGCGTGCGGGCTTAATCTTCTCCCTCAGTCTTGGGGTGGCCTCAATCATCGGGTCCAAACGCATCTTTGAATTTCGCTTGGACATCGCATCGGTGGGGGCAACAATCAGCGTAGGACCAGGTGCAATGTCCACGATGTAGCCAAGCCAATTGAATCCCGCCTCAGTCGCGCCAACCTGTGCACCCTTGATGAACACAACCTCCTGACATGGGTCTGAGTCTGACAGCTTCGCCATGATTTCCCGAAGGTATGGCGTTCGGTCTGTCCGATAGAGTCCCGGTTCTGCCGATGATGTCGGAGCGAGGTAGCGGTACTTGTCCGCCCACTGATCTACCGTCAGTCTGGGGATAGGCTTCATGCCATCGAAGAAGCCTTTAGCGAGTTGTAGCGTTTCCATTATTTCGTGATTGGACGTTCAGAGATTTCGGTGAGCATTTCCAACGCATCGGCAATGGCGTTGTACAGGACTTGGTGCGCTTCGTTCCGGCTGCGCGCAGCAAGCACATCATCAATCACCCTGTCGGGAATGGCCTGCAATGCTGTGCGTACCTCCTGCCCTGCCGAAAACAGCGAGCGGTACACCGCATCCTTGTCCACCAGTTGACCCATGCGCTCCTTCAATTCGAGCGCGTCAAGGCGAAGTTTTACCTCCGCAGTCTGCCGTTTGATTTCCGCAAGGCTTCGGCCACTGTCACCCTCACCACCAGCATAGGTGCCCTTGTTTACACCCGCCTCGAGCTTCTGGTGGAGCTTGCCCGACTTATCCCCGAACGCAGGGTTGAAGTTCATGCCCCACTCGGCATCTGCCACAACGGGGTCAATCACCGGACGTTCACCCGGCTTGCGGATTACGCCATTGATAATCTTGCCACTCTTGATGGCTTTGCGTATGGCCGTGTCTGAACAGCCCTTACGTCTTCCATACTCCCTTAGTGAAATGTACTGCGCCATATCTCATGTGTTTATTCCGGTACCCACGAAGTGGACCAGTTCGAGTTTTTGATAATATCGGTTTTCGGTATGCCCTTGCGACTTGCTAGGCGTACCACTTCTTCGGCCTCCATCTGCAAGCGGAAGCAGATTTCTTCCATGCTCATGCCACCATGGACCATGCTCTCCACGATGTCGGCCATGCGGAGCACGGCATGAGTTCCCCTAGCCCTGTTGTGCCTGACGGTACTCATGCGCTGACTTGCTGCATCCTTGGGATGGATAACCACCACCGGCACCAAGCCACCTGTCAACTGCGACACCTCACGATCACCAGCCACCGTGTACCGATGGAACCCGTCAACGATGGTGCCGTCTGGATTCAAAACGATGGGCTGTGTCCACCCATCCTCGAGGATGGAGATTTTCAGCAGGCGCATTTCGGGAGGGGCAACCGCATTGGGGTTGTAATCGTTTGGCCGAAGCTCCTTACGATCCATCCATTTTACGTTGTTAATCGGCTGTTTCATGCGGTCTTTCCAAATTTTTCCCGTGCTTCTTCCAAGGAAATCCCAAGTTTTTTGAGTGCTCTTTCGGATTCCGAAAGCATCGCCTGTGCCTGCCTACCCTTGAAATCACCCTTCATGGCAATCTTCGTAAGGAACTTCCAACTGCACCCCGTCACCGGATGGGCTACAGCATCCTGAATCTGCAGGTCTGTTTTGGTGTAGTGCAGGGCTATCAGCGAGTTGATACCCTTAATCACCATGTTCCGATATTCAGGCTCGGTGTAAGTGTCTAGGATAAGCCCGCAATAGGCCTGCCACGTCATGTTGTCGGGCTTGCTGTGGTTGGAATAGAGCTCGGTGTTTGAGTACCGCCATGCGGTGGCAACACCAGGCACCCTGTTCAGCATCTTGTGCCAGAGCTCGGGGAAGCACTCGGCATACACCCACAGCCCACGTAGCGGTTCTTCACCGAACGGAGGGCACACCCTCTGGGTCAATAGACGGTTGTAAAGTTCAGTCCGGTTGAACACGTCATACGTGTGGTTGTAGTCGAGTGACCAATCGGCCACCAACCGCCACACATCCTCGCTGCTCCAATCGTAAATCGGGAACGCTCGGTAGCTGTTGTTGTGCTCAGCTTTGGTGGTCACAAACGCATCGTTCTTCTTCGATACGATCACTCGAAACCTACGAAGGCTCTCCTGCGTCCTGATGCCAGTAAGCAGACACACCGCACCAACCGAAGGCGGGAACATGCGAGGCATCCAATCCTGAAACGTATCACCCCACTTGAATGCAGGGTGCTCCGTGATGGCGTGCTCTGGCAATTCCCGAACCCACAGGTCACGTTCACCAGGATTCCAACAATGCCAGAACGGCTGTTCGTTGGAGCATGCGTTCCTGTGCTTCACGGGTAGGCAATACCAATCCAACCGAACATCGGGGTTCTGCCGCACCCGCTCCACATACTCGACGGTGGTTGGGTGAATGGCTTCTTCGTCCACGAAAATCGTATGTACCGGAAGCCTGCCCAATTCACGGGCTACCTTGATGGCAAGGTTCAACACAGCGGTGCTGTCCTTGCCTCCGCTGAAGGACACGGCTACATGGTCAAACCGCTTGTAGCAAAACCGAATGCGGTCTAGCGCAGCGTCAAGAACATTGCCATCCGTGTATGATTTCTTCCGCGCTTTCATCGGGTCCACAAGTTAGGAAGCTGAGTGGCCGGAACCCCGTCAACAATCGTGCGGGAAAGCATCGGATGAAGCTCGTCCGTTGGGCCTACATCTGAATCCGGGTGGAACGCTATCACCGTCATTTCGGATTCATCCGTCCGAAACTTGTGGCTTCCAACAGGGTGCCCATCGACATCACGGCCATTGCTCGGATGAATGGCGAAGATCATTCCTTCGGTCAGTTCCACATTGCCCCACGGAGTGATGCACCAACCATGGCCTCGGTGAACCATGCCAAGCCTCACCGATGGGTGAGTGTGCATCGTCTGGTCAATGCCTCGAGGGAAGTGCAGCAGGTTCAGACAGGGGTCACCCTTCTTGACGGGTGGCACCAGAAGCGAGTCAGTGCAGCCGTCAATGTAGCGAAGTCTGCCTACCCGCTCCACAGGGCCACCATACATTGCCATGCCCTGGTAAGCCCTCGACCTGATGGCAATGGCCTGAGTGCCTTCCTCCGCTCGCAGCATTCCATGGGGCAAACACCCGTACATACCAGCACGAAGGCGCACATCGTTGTTGTGCCACACCGCTCCACGCTTCACGAAAACGAACACACTCCCATCCGTGATGATGGTGGGCTCGCTGTCCGCAATGCCACGGAGCTCTGTCGCGGGGTCTGAGTACAGAACCCCATGCAGCATCTTGTATGCAGTGAACGATGGGTTCATGCTTTATCCCTCCAAAACCGAACCATGTGCAGCAGGCAATCTTCCAACTTCTCGTATTGGAATTCTTCGCGGATATCGTTCAGTGCCTCCACCAAGGCGAGCTTGTTCTCGTGGAGCATCACCAGGTCGAAGCGGGAATAGGCATCATCCGAAGCCTTGGGTGTCGGTGGTTCATCGGCCACCGGTACGTGCGAATTATTGGCCGTTGGCTGAGCGGCTCGAGGCTCAGGCACCTGTGGAATCATGTCCTGGTGCCAATTGGTCGGGAGCACTCCCGCATCATCCCGAAGCAGGGCGTCTATCTCGTGTTCATCGAAGCCCGTGAGCTCGAGGTTAAAGTCCATTTCCACCAGTGCCGACAATTCATCGGACAGCTTGGAAAGGTCCCACCCTGCGTTCAGGGCAATCTTGTTGTCCGCAAGCACCAAGGCCCTGCGCTCTCGCTCAGACAGGTGCGTAATCCGAATGACCGGAACCATGTCCATGGCAAGCAAGCCCGCAGCCATGAGGCGTCCATGGCCTGCAATGACACCACCGGCATCATCCACGAGAATAGGGTTCACGAATCCGAATTTTCGGATGCTCTCGGCAATCTGCCCCACCTGTTTTTCAGAGTGAGTGCGGGCGTTGCCTGCAAACGCTGACAGGGTGTCAGGGCTTACGTACTCGACCTTTAGGTTTTTCATGAGTGAGCGATTTCGACAAAGCTACGAATTCGCTCGGACGTTCGCAAACTTTGGGTTCAGTTCGCAAACCTCATATAATGACATCGGGTGAACCTGCGACCCAATGAAAAAACCTGCCACTAGAGC